TTCATTCTTATTGCTTGTTTTAATCTACCTTGTTCAGAAAAATCCCAATCGTTTACTTCTTCTCTAATCTTGTCAGCATTTAACCACACCGCATTAAACATTGGTGTTAATACTTTTGCCAAAGATGTTTTACCTGAACCTGATAGACCCATTATCAATATAATCATACTTCTTTTCCTGCTAACATCACTCTTGCGTTAGGGAATCTACTTTCAACAATTTGTTTTGCCTCTGATAACGTTCTTCCTTCTTCAACAACTTTCATTGGACCTTTATTGGGAAGTGTTACCCAAAAATAATACTTTATCATAAATTTACCTCTGGACTTTTGCCTGTTAGTTTTCTATTACCTTTTGTATGGTCGTAAACTGTTCCTAATATTGATCTTGCCTGTACGTGTCCAGGTCTATTGTCACCTATATTATTATTTTTTACTTTCATATCTTGTTCAAAAACTTTTCTAACGTAATCCCAAACATAACTATCGTGGTATTCACTTAAACTATATATCTCATCTAAATCATACATCTTTTTCATATAACGAGCATAGTTTCTAGTTTGATTATGTTGCATATTAAAATACAAGAAACCACATTCACTATAATTACTTCCTCGACCAAGGTATGACATCATACAATCGTCTTTGTGAATATGTTTTTTAATCCAATCTATGTCTATTGATTTATAGAATACACTATCAGCATCAATACAAATTAAACCATCTACATCTTTTGAACAATTATCTATGGCGTGTGTATAAGCATAAACTTTATATGAAAATCTTACACCATCTTTCTTAAATGATTCTACTTCTCTATGATTATTTCTTTCTATGAATTTTTTGAGATCAGGTATCTTATCAAACATATCATCATCTTCATTATAAACAATTAAATCAAACGGCCAATTATAAGTGGATTGAAATCTGTGAGCGTATTTTTTAAATAACTTATTATTCCAACTAGTGACTACTTGAATTTTCATAACCAACTTTCGCAATGTAAAAACTATCAACAATATCTGATACAGGATTACCTATCTTCTGTACATCAAACATCTTTTTTAAATCTGTATTTGTTTCTTTTGAAAATGATTCATACATCAAATCCTTATCGGCGTTCCCCTTACCAGTGGCGCCTTTCTTAACTACACTTGGTACAACTGTATCATAATCAATATTCATTTCTTGTAATCTATATTTAAGTATACCACAATTCTCAGCTATTTGAAATACTGCTTGTCCTTTTGATCCAAAAGAATAACCTTCTATGAATACTTTTTGTGATGTATGGATTGTTTCTTTGATTGTGTCGAATGCCCAATCAGATATTTGACTAAATCTATGTATAGGAGTATTGTATTCTTGGTGTTCAAAACCAAAGATATTTTTTGACATTGGTCCTATATATTTTTTCTTATTAGTTAAATAATAAAACTGACTATTTTCAAATATAAAATCTTTAGTTACACAAATAGCAGGACTTGTTAAACTATAATCAATTCCAATTATCGTCTTCGGATTCGTTTGTCCAGATTGTATCTTCTTCATCATCTTCTAGTTCCTCTACTTCGTGTCCACAGAAAGGGCAAGTCAATGGTTCTAAATCCTGAACCTCAATGTCCCATTCTACTGTATATTTAGTTTCGCAACTAGAACAAGTTTTTTGTCTTTTCTCAATCATTATAATTTAAACTTCTTAAATTGATCTTTTTTAACATCTTGTTTGATACCACCAATCACATAACTTTCGATTTCTGTTTCTTGTGGTGCGTTTTGTGTTGATCTACTATTTAACCAATGGTCAACCCAAGGTAATGGGTTTGTTTTCTGATCATAAGCAGGTTTTAATCCAATTGCTTTCATTCTTCTATTTGCCATATATTCTACAAATTGATGTAATAGTTTTTCTGACAATCCAATCATAGAACCTTGAGAGAACAAATAAGTTGCCCATCTCTTTTCTTCTTGTACTGCTTCATCATACATTTTATATACATCATCTTCAGTATCTTTAATTACTTTATTCATTACTTTATCATTTTCAACATCTCTATAATTGTTTATAATTCTTTGAGATACTGCCAAGTGTTGGCTTTCATCTCTGGCGATAAATGATATAATCTTTGCTGAACCCTCTAATAGTTTTAACTCACCAAACGCAAATGAACAAGCAAATGAAACATAAAATCTTAAACCTTCTAATATGTTTACTGTTACTAACGCTTTCCATAATTTTTTCTTTAGTTCATATTCATCAATTTTTGATTTATCTAAATGCCACTTATGACCAATGTTAATTAAATCATCATAATATTGTGTTACTGATTGTGCTCTTTTTTCTATCTTTTCATCTTTGATAATTGTATCAAACACATCACTAGGGTTAGAATATAAGTTCTTAATAATGTATGTATAACTTCTACTATGGATAGTTTCCATAAAGTCCCAAGTTACAATACAACCTTCTAATTCTGGTAATGATACAAACGGTAAGAATGCCAAACAAGGACCACGACCTTGTACACTATCTAACATTGTTTGATACTTTAGATTAGATGTAAAGATTGCCTTTTGTTCTGGTCTTAAATCTGCATAGTCGTTTCTATCTTTTTGTAACGATACTTCTTCTGGTCTCCAAAAATAACCTAATTGTTGTTGTGTCAACTTGTCAAAAATAGGATACCTCATTGTATCGTATCTTTGTACTGCTAAGTCTTCACCAAAAAACATAGGTTGTTTTAGAAAACTGACATCTTTACTTTTATTAAAAACTGATCTACTCATTGCGTTTTATTTATTACTTTCTTATATTGTGCAAGAATCACAGTTCTCTGGATCCTCGTCTTGCTCTACTGGTTTATCTTCAGGTACATTATCATTAAACCCTACTGGGTGTGATGGCTCATCTATATCTTTCTTCGCATCATATGTATTTTGATAGTATGAAGTCTTCCAACCTAATCTATAAGTTGTCAATAAGTCTTGTGCCATTTGTGATATTGGCACTTGGTTATCTTCAAAGTGTTCAGGATTGTATGACCAGTTACCTGATATTGCTTGGTCAAAATACTTTTGCATTACAGCAACAATATTTATATAACCTTCATTTGATTTCATATCCCATAATAGTGTATAATTGTTTTTTAATTTCTTATATTCTGGTACAACTTGTTTAAGTGGACCTTTTTTAGATTTCTTAACACTTAAATAATCTCTAGGTGGTTCAATACCGTTAGTAGCATTTGAAACCACACTAGAGGATTCAGATGGCATTTGAGCAGAGAGTGTGCTATGTCTTAATCCGTGCTCTTTGATTTCTTTCCTTAACCACTCCCAATCATAAGTTAGATTTCTGGTTACAACCTCGTCTATCTCTTTCTTGTAAGTGTCTATTGGTAAGATACCATCTGAATATTTTGTTCTATCAAAGTATTCACACTTGCCTTTTTCTTTTGCAAGATTGTTACTTGCCCTTAATAGATAATATTGAAATGCTTCTGTTAACTTATCTACTTGTTTCCAACCCATCTTTTGTTCATACGAATAACCTTTTTTCGCAAGATAGTGAGCAAGACCGATATAACCTATACCTAAACTTCTTCTTGCCTTTGTAGATATTTCTGCTGCTCTTACTGGATATTGTTGATGATCTATTATTTCATCTAATCCTCTTACAGCGATGTCGCATAGTTCTTCTAATTCATCTCTTTTATCAATTGTACCTACATTAATCGCAGATAGAATACATAAAGCAATTTCACCTTCACCATCTATGTGTTGTATTGGATCCGTTGGTAAAGTAATCTCTTGGCATAGATTTGACATTCTAACTAAATCTTTAAATGATGAGTGAGTGTTACAATGATCTATATTCATAATATAGATACGACCAGTTTCTGCTCTTTCTTTTAGTATGTCAAAAAATAGTTCTTGTGCATTTACTTTCTTTTTCTTAATAGATAATTTTCTTTCTGCCTTTTCATAAAGTTCATCAAACTCTGGTGTACCCCATGCTTCATATAGTTCAGGTACTTCGTGTGGTGAAAATAAAGTTATGTCTTGTTCTTGTATAAATCTTTCATAAAACAACTTTGATAATTGAATTGAATAATCTAATTTTCTAACTCTATTATCTTCACTACCTTTATTATTTTTAAGAACAATGATGTCTTCTATTTCTTGGTGCCAAATAGGGAAGTGAACAGTAGCACTACCGCCCCTAACTCCATTTTGAGTGCAGCACTTAACTGTTGCCTCAAATTTTTTAAGGAAGGGAATAACGCCTGTGTGCTGTACTTCACCCCCTCGTATCCTCGCATTGATGCCTCGTATTCTCCCAGCGTTAATACCAATCCCAGCACGCTGCGCAACATAACGTCCGATAGCCATATCACTAGAAAAAATGCTAGGTAAAGTATCATCAGTATCAACCAGAACACAACTTGCATACTGTTTGAGAGGAGTTCTAACACCTGCCATAACTGGCGTAGGAATATTGATTTTGAATTGCGAAATCGCATCATAGTATTTTTTAACATAGGTCATTCTCGTTTCTTTTGGATAGTTCATAAAGACAGATGCAGCAATCATCATATACATAAACTGTGGTGTTTCATATATTTCACCACTACTTCTATCTTGTACCAAATACTTGTCAATTACTTGTCTTAAACCAGCATATGTAAAAGTATAATCTCTTTCGTGGTTTAACCAATTTTCCATTCTATCAAAATCTTTCTTTTGATATTTTTCTAATAGTTCTGGATCGTAAACTTTTATTTCAACAGCCTTCTTAACGTGTTCGTAAATATGTGGATGGTCCCATAATCTACCAAAGACTTGTTTTCTCAGTGAATATAAAAGTAATCTTGCCGCAACGTATTGATAGTTAGGAGTGTCTAGCGAAATAAGATCAGCAGCTGACTTGACTAAAATTTGTTGAATATCATTTGTAGTAATATTATCGTAAAACTGTAAACCACTTTTCATCTCAACTTGTGATGATGAAACACCAGTTATACCTTCTACCGCATATTCTACCATCTCGTGGATTTTTTCAATGTTCAATGGCTCTTTACCACGTTCACCTCTTTTTACTACATTAATACTCTCAGCCATTGTTCCTCCTATACTTTCTTAAATTCATTTAGTTTTGTTAATGCGGATAATTTTGAATAAGTGTTGTTATGTATAATATCAGAAACTTCT